GGCTAGGTTGTGCCGCTGATATCAGAGTCCCCGGCATGACCCCCAAACAGGTCGTACAGGCCTGCATCGATGGAGGAATACCATTTGACCAGATCATTGAAGAGTTTGGCTCCTGGACGCATATCAGCGTGCCAAACACCAAGGACACCGCGCCCCGTAAGCAGGCGCTTATTATCGACAAAACAGGCACGAGAGCCTTTTCTTAGCATAAATTTGCATTAGTATATAGCAAACTAACGAGGAGACTCTATGTTACGACATCACCTGGCGGTGTACGCCTGCGCGATTGCGCTTGTCTGGGGCGCGTGTTTTCACGACCCCCTAGCTAAATGGGCCGTGGCCAGCACCCCATTCCAGTGGGTTGCTGACTCAACCGTTGAACTAATTGAACACTTTGAGGGAAAGCGCTACCGCGCCTACCAAGATGCCGGCGGTAAGTGGACGACCGGCATTGGCCACCTAATACGCCAAAAGGACGCCCATTTGCTCCATAGGGAGCTTTCTGAGGCTGAGGTGGTGGGTATCCTACACCGGGACCTAGAAAAGTGCTCTACGGCCCTAGAATCGGCTTTAAACAGCATTCCCAAGCGGCACCAGATAGACGCCTTGATGAGCCTGTGCCACAACATTGGACCGGACAACATGGCCCGCTCTGAGGTAGTTAAGCACTTTAACGACGGTAACGTGCACAAGGCAGGGGACGCGTTCCTTAATTGGAGCACCCCGCCGGTACTTAAAAAACGTAGGCAAATAGAGCGCTCGCTGTTTTTAGCTGGGGCGTAATCACCTGTTATTTTGCATTAGTAGATATAGAACCATTAACCTGAAGGAACCACCATGGACGGCTTTAAATCATCCCAAAAGATGCAGTGCTTCAAAGAAGGCGGCGCTGTTAAGTATAAGTCACGCCACTCTGAAAAATCAGAGATGAGCGAAGACATTGCACAAGATAAAAAGGTCGTCAAAAAGGCATTTGCCATGCACGACAAGCAATCGCACGAAGGTGAAAAGACAGACCTTAAAAAATTAAATAAAGGCGGCAGAACAAAAAAGTCCCAGGGCACAGTTAAGAAATTTGGAAAAGAAAACAGCATCAAAATGAAAAAAGATGCTGCCGATATTGACGAAATTAAGGCCGTTAAACAAACAGCTCCGTTAACCGCGATGGCACCCAGCGCCCCGGTTGAACAACCAGCCGCCCCTTTACCAATGATGAAAAAGGGCAAGTCCGTAAAAAAGTATAACACCGGCGGATCAGTAATGGACACGGTTAAATCCGTCGGTAAAAAGTTGTACGAAAACGTGATGGGCACCCCAGAGCAAAACAAAGCAGCCGCCGAACAAGAGAAGGCGATTGCAGAAAAAGATCCATCCAGCTACGAGGCAAAGTACCGTAAGCTAACTGGTAAAAGACGTGGTGGAAAGGTTTGCTAATATGCCAATAGAGTCTAAACAGCAACAGAAGGCGATGTACGCCGCCGCGGCTGGTAAATCAACCATTGGCATCCCCAAGAAGGTTGGCAAAGAATTTATCAAGGCCGGCAAGGCAAAGCCAAACCTCCCACAAAAAGTAACTAAACGCGCATCCGGCAGGGGACGTTAATTTATGTCATACTCTGGTACAATTAACCAGACCAAGATCAACGTAGATCAGTTGATCTCGTACGCATATCGTGATGCTGGTAAGACGGCAGAAGAGATCACGCCAGAGTATATCGACGCCGGTAAACAGGCGCTGTACTATATCTTACAAAACCTATCTAACCGCGGCGTTAACCTGTGGCTGTTAGAAAATAAGGTCATCGGCGCGCCAACAAACGCGCAATGGGTTTCGTTGCCAGAGAGCACGATTGACGTGCGTGAGGCAAACTGGGTGTACATCACCAACCCGTCCTATAGCGGTTTACTGCCAACATCAAACCCAAACGTGGTTAATCTGTTTGACCAAGACGCAAACGACACATTAGATTTATACGCAACATCAACACTAATAGATAACTATTTCGGTGCAGCGTACAGCAACCAAACACGTTTGTTTTACGTTGGATTTAATGCGTACTGCCCCGGCACAACGGCAACTTATACTTTAGACTTTGAGGTTAGCGACGACGGAATAACTTGGACAACGTGGGAGTCGTTCCCGTCCACCATACTGGCCGACCGTGAGTGGGCCTACTTTAGTATCAACGCCACCCAACAGTTTTACTTCTTTAGATTAAAGAACCGAAACACACTAGCAACATTCTCGTTGCGTGCCATTCAGTTCGCACAGAGCCAGCAAGTTATTCCTATGGCCAGACTAAACCGTAATGACTACTGGAGCCTCCCCAATAAACAATTCCCCAGTCAGCGCACACTGCAGTATTGGTTTGACCGTTTAGTTGAGCCGCGCATGTATTTGTGGCCCGTGCCAAACAATAACTACCAGGTGTTTCAATTAATTGTCGAGACACAGATGCCAGATGTTGGCTCGTTAACGAATGAGTTATATTTACCAAACCGTTGGATTGGATCTATCCAGGCCAGCCTGTCACATAAACTAGCCCTACAACTACCACAGATTGATCTAAACCGTGTGCAGTATTTAGAAACACAGGCCACTAAATTAGAGTACGACGCGGCGCAAGAAGAGCGCGACAAGTCACCAATCTACTTCCAACCTAACTACAGCTACTATACACGATGAGCGGCGCATACGTAATGACCTACAGCAACCTGGTGGAGGACGTCCAGCGTTACATGGAACGTGACGACGCCGGATTTGTTGCGCAGATACCTAGCCTAATTGGTTTGGCTGAGGCCGCAATTGCGGCGGAGTTAAAGTCACTATTACAACTAACCGTTGTTGAGACCACATTACCCACCAATGAAGACGTCTTATCAAAACCAGCTCGCTGGCGTAAGACTGTGTCAATGAAAGTAAATGGCTCGCCAGTTCTACTTCGTTCACAAGATTATATTGCCCAGTACCAATCAGAGTCTAGCAATGGGCAGCCAAAGTATTATGGTGAGTATGACTACAACAACTGGAACTTTGCACCAAAGCCAGATGATGACTACCCAGTAGAAATTATATATTATAGCTTAATCCAGCCACTAGACGATAGTAATCAAACAAACTTGTTCACGCGCGAGTGCCCACAGGCGATGCTGTTTGGTACCTTACTACAGGCCCAGGGGTATTTAAAAGCCTTGGACAAATTGCCTGTGTGGAAAGGGTACTACACTGAGTCACTAGCTGCGTTGAAAAAAGAAGACAACTCGCGTCGTATTGATAGAAATACTACGGTCCAGGAACCATAAACTATGCCAATATTTACATCACCGTTTACCGGAACAGTCGTACAACCAACCGACGTGTCATACTATGCGCTTAGCTTTAGCGCAAACGTACAGCTCTATTGGCCAGCCGTTGTTAACCCAACGCAAGTCCCCGCAGCTCGTATTATGGACTGCACACCATCCGCCGCTAACTTAGTTATTTCGTTACCTGCAGCAAACCAGGGCGCACTGGGCACTGATATTCTTATCCGCAACATGGGTGCGGATGATTTTACCGTTGAAGATTTTGATGGCACTGGATCTGTTTTAGTTGAGGTTGGTAAGTCAAAGTACTTTTACCTATCAGATAACACCACAACCGCTGGTGTCTGGCAAAACGTAGAGTTTGGCGCCGGTACATCATCGGCAGATGCCGCCTCATTGGCTGGCGCGGGGTTGGTTGCTCTTGCAGGAAAACTAAACACCACACAAAACATTGTCGAGGTATCATCTCCCCCAACACTTAGCGACGCCAGCCGCGCCAGTACGTTTATCTGGACCTCTGGCAATAACACCATTAACCTACCAACGTCAACCAGTCTAACGGCCGGTTGGTTTATTGCGTTTAGGAACAGCGGAAACGGCACTTTAACATTTGCACCGCAGGGCACGTCATTAATTAACAACAACGCGACGTTAGATGTTAACCCGTCTGAATCTGGTTTTATTATATTCCAACAGTCAACGGGTGACTTCTTTACGGTTGGTTTGGCGGTGCCCACCAACGTAACGTTTACGTCGGCAACGTATGACGTTGACTCAATCGTTGGCAACACATTTAGCTTGGTAGCATACGCGCCAATTATTCAAACATATGTGGCACTGTCTGGCACGCGCACACAACAATTAGATGTGGTATTGCCGGCGACTACACAGTTGTACGTGTTGGTTAACAGCACGGGCCAGCCATCATATTCTGTTACATTCCAAGTATCTGGTAGCTTACAGACACCAATTGGTTTAGCAGACGGCGGAGTTGCCTTGGTATTAAGTGATGGTAACTTCTTATATGTTATTAGCCAATCAACCACCTCAACATTCCTTGGGATTAACGGAACTGCTGGCGCGCCAACTTTTTCTTTTATCAGTGATAGCAACACCGGCATGTACTTAATTGGCGCTAGCCAACTGGGGTTCTCAGCCAATTCAACGCTTATGTTAGACATTGATAACACCAACACACTAGATCCACAAATGTCAACGCCCGCAACATTTACCGCCGGGTTAATCACTGGTGGGACCTTTGTCTAATGGCCGGAGAAAACAAATTACCAGATCAATATAATCTGGTCTACACGCTTGGCGTGCAGCCCGGCATAAAACGAGACGGCACAGTATTTGAGTCACGTGATTTTAGTGACGGAGAATGGTGCCGTTTTCAACGTGGCACCCCTAGAAAAATAGGTGGCTACCGTGAGCTGTTCGCCACACTTACTGGCATCCCACGCGGCATGATTGCCAACTCGTTTAATGGCGTTAACTATGTATTCGTTGGTAATGAGTATGGCTTAGAAGTATTTACAACAGGCACTACGTTTGGTGTTGGCAGTGGTCCGCTTACTGTAAATATTTTACCCGGCTACTCGCCGTTTACCTTGGTGTCAAACACTACCAGCCAGTTTGTTGTGGCAACTGATGTCACCGCTGCGTTTCCCGCTAATATGGAAGTTATCTTTGATGATGACATCACCACGGCAACCACGGTTATTAGCTCATCATATACGGCACCAAATACTACGGTAATTGTAACGACATCCAGCATTACTGGATCACCAACATCGGTATCGTTGTATGACGTAACGTTTACACCAGACCCAAACTTGCTGTGGCAGTTTGACTTGCAATACTCGCCTGCGGGCGGATCGTTGCAAGTGTTAGCGCACCCAGGACAAAACCTAGCGAACATTGACAACGCCATCCAGACTCAAGTATTAACTGGAGGGTTGTTGCCCAATTCGTCAAACGAATGGAACTTCCAAGGATTGGCTGATACTGGTGGACAAAACCCAACCTATCGCCCGATCGTAGTAGATGGTGGTGTGTGCGTGCTGTACCCCTACACATTCGTGTATGGGTCGGATGGCTTTATTGCCAACAACAACGTTGACACCAATACAACGCTAACATTATACAACCAGCAAACAATTACGGACTGGAACGGCCCAACATCTAACCAGGTCAACATGGCCTCGTCTAAGGTTGTTAAGGGCATACCAGTGCGTGGTGGTACCAACTCACCGTCTGGATTGTTCTGGGCAACCGATAGTTTAATCCGTGTCTCATTTACCGGCACGACTCCGCTGTACTGGCGATATGATATTATTTCTAGCCAGATCTCTACGATATCATCCTCGTGCTTTGTTGAGATGGATGGTATATTTTACTGGATGGGTGTTGACCGTTTCTACCAATACAATGGTGCGGTCTCTGTGCTGCCAAATGATAAAAACGTAAACTGGCTATTTGACAACCTCAACTTCGTACAACGCCAAAAGGTATGGACAACTAAAGTACCCCGGTATAATGAGATCTGGTTCTTTTATCCACGTGGTGACGCAACGGAATGTACCGACGCGATTATCTACAACGTCAAAGATAAGATCTGGTACGACGCTGGAAGTGCGCCCGGTTCACGCAGGTCTTGCGGTTACACCACCGAGGTGTTCCCAACACCGATCTGGGCCGGCTGGGAAAACATTAGCACATTTAGCCCGCCGTTTGTTGTAATTGATAACCCACCTACCGAACCGGCACCAAATTTAAACCAGTTTTATGTGAACGGTGACGCAAGTATTACGTTTGGGGCCGGAGACTATGTCGCCACGTCAAACGGAGAAAACCCAGAGGTATACAAAGTAGTAACCAGTCAGTTCACATTTGACGCTGGCGTGACGGCAACTAACCCCGAGGGTGTGACATTAGTTACCGTAGATAGTAATTTTAATCCGGCGCTTTTAGCTGACGACTTGGTGTACTACATTGAGGGCGGCTACCCACTTTGGCAGCATGAGTTTGGTACAAACGCGATTACGTTTAACCAAGAGTTTGCTATTACGTCTAGCATCACAACCTGCGACATTAGTTGGGTTGGTGGTATACCAGCCCAAGACAGCGCAACCGGCGTAAACCGCCGTATGCACCTAAGACGTGTTGAGCCAGACTTTGTTCAAACTGGCACGATGGGCATGACAATATTGGGTCGTAAGTTTGCCCGTGGCGAAACAGAAACCTCGGGTCCATTTTACTTTGACCCAGACACCGGCAAGATTGACCTGCGCGTGGAGCACCGAGAAGTTCGACTAAAGTTTGAGTCTAACGTGCTCGACGGTAACTTTGAAATGGGCCGCCTGCTGATTACGGCAGAATACGGCGACGAGAGACCATGAGCATCCAAAGTTTTTTTCCAATCAACCCAGAGTATATGTCCTGGGCAGATTGGAACGGTAACTTCCTACACTACTTTAGTGAGGAGCCAATTATGTATGACACCGAGGATAATTGGAAGCAGGTCGCTAAAAACATTAACCAATTGACCACGTTTGAGAGCTACCCGGTCCCAGACCCAGAGGCATTTGAGACGTGGCAGGAATGGGCCTCGGCGCTTAGCTTTATTTTAAACGGCCCAAGTACTTGATTTAGGGCGACAAACCCAATATTCTTGCATTAGTATAAGTAGAAGTATTTAACAAAAG